CCGACCGATTCGGGCAATGATGAGCTAGAGCTCGTCTACACCTGATCGCGTGGCATTTGTCCTCAAGCAGTCCGACTCCTACAGCTGGCCGGTAAGCATCAAGCTTCCGGCCGATGGTGGGAAGCGGGAGCGGCAGACGTTTGATGCTGAGTTCAAGCGGCTGCCGCAAAGCCGGATCAATGAGATCCAAGAGCTTGTGCAAAAGCAAATCAAGGCCACCGAACGGGGCGAGGCGACAGCATCTGAGATCAGCGATCAAAGCATTGCCGATGAAATCCTTGTGGGCTGGGATGGCATCGTCGATGGTGAGGGCGAGCCTGTGCCCTACAGCAAAGCCAGTAAGGCGATGCTGTTGGATGTGCCGATGATGGCCGGCGCATTGATCAGCGTGTACTTCGAGTCGCTGGTGGAGCAAAAGCGAAAAAACTGATTGGGGCCGCTGAGCACTGGGCTGGCGGCACGGAGATTGACGAGACAGCGAAGGATGCAGCTGTGCTCGGGATCGCGCCACCACCCAGCAAAGCGGCCGCTGATTTTGAAGTGCTCGAGGAAGCATGGCCAGCTGTGCGCATGTTCCTCAAGGTGCAGACGCAATGGCGAGCTGATTCAGGCGCAATCATCGGGCTCGACTACAGCGCAGTGCGCTGGGCGTTTGAGCTGTACGGCGCTGACAACCCAGCCGAGCTGTTGGCTGATCTCCAGATCATTGAGGCTACAGTGGTGGAAGCCGTCAACAAGCGCAAGAGCTAAGCCATGGCGCTGGACATGACAACGGCCTTGACCATCAAGGCCAAGGTTGATGGCATTAATCAGATCCAGGGCCTGGAGAAAGCGTTAGGCGCAGCGGATAAGCAGGCCAATGGGCTGAGCGGTGCATTTGCAAGACTTAGCCCTATCGCAAGCAAAGCAGGCGCCGCAATGGCAGCGCTTGGCACCGCTGCTGTTGGCGGTCTTGCAGTGTTTGGCAAGCGCGCTATTGATGCCGCAGACAACCTGAACGATCTCAGTCAGCGCACTGGCGTTGGCGTTGAAAGCCTGAGCAAGTTCGGAGCGGCTGCCGAAGACAGTGGCAGCAACATGGAAGAGGTTGCCAAAGCAATGGGCAAGCTCTCAAAGGGAATTGTTGATCCTGCATCAAAAACAAGCGAAGCGCTAAAAGCCATTGGAATCAATTCCAGGGATGCACAAGGCAAGATCCGTGGCGTAGATCAGATCATGCTTGATCTAGCTGATAAGTTCAGCAGAATGCCAGACGGCGCTCAGAAGACTGCTCTAGCAATGGAGCTATTTGGCAAGTCAGGCATGAACCTGATCCCGATGCTGAATGGCGGCCGAACTGCTTTAGATCAGTATGCGGCGACGATTGATACGCAAATGGCTCAAGCAGCCGACAAGTTCAACGATGCTTTGAACGCTGTTGCTAGGTCGCTAGCAGGACCGTTCAATCAAGCCATAACCGCATTGTTGCCGACGATCACACAATTTGCGCAAACGATTGCTGGCTTAGCCCAATGGTTCTCAGGGCTGCCAACGCCGATGCAAAACATCATCGGCACGCTGGCCGCATTAACAGCAGCGTTTATCGTTTTAGCACCTGCTATATCTGCGCTTATCTCAGTTTTGACCATTGCTGGCCCATTGATCACTGGCATAGGTGCTGCGATTGTCGGCATCCCCGCTGTGATCGCCGGCTGGGCTGGCGCCATTGGGCCACTGATCGGCGCGCTGGGTGGCCTTGGCCAGATTCTGATCGCTGTATTTAGCGGCCCCGTTGGATGGGTGGCGCTGGCCGTTGCTGCTGGCGTTGCAATCTATGCTTTCCGTGATCAGATTGGCGCAGCGTTTCAAGCCATCGGCCAAGCTTTGCAAGCTGCAGCGCAGGGATTCAAAACCGTGTTTATCGATCCGGTAGTTGCTGGCTTTGTTTCTGTTGTGACTTTCGTGAATGCTAGTTTTGTTGCGCCAATCAGCGAAGCAATCAGCGGACTGGTCAAAGGCATTGCCACCACGTTTAAGGCTGTTACGGATGCAATTACGGCGCCTTTCAAAGCAGCCTTCACCGCAATCAAAGGCATTGTGAATCAAATCCTAAACAGCATCGGCAGCGCCATTGGCAGCGTGGTGCAAGCGATTAACAACGTGATCTCTGGCGCAAACCAGGCATTGGCAAGCGTTAATCTGCCGCAGATTCCTTTCCTGCCAATGCCGCAGATTCCCCGCTTTGCAGAAGGCGGCGTGGTGAGTGGCCCGACCCTTGCAATGGTGGGGGAAGGTGGTGAGCCTGAGTACATCGTGCCGCAATCCAAGGCTGGCAAGTTCGCCGCTAACTGGATGGCCGGCGTACGTGGCGCGGCTGCGATTCCGCGCTTCGCAGAAGGTGGTGTGGTGGTGCCAACCGGCGCACAGGTAAGCATTCAAACCGGCCCTGTTACTCAAATGAATGGGACCAACTACGTCACCACACAAGATCTCAGCAATGCTGTACAGGCTGGCGTCAATCAAACGCTCAACCTTCTAGCAGGCGACAGCATGGTTCGCCGCAGCATTGGTATTGCGTGATGGCTTACTACGATCTGCTGTGCTTTTTGGAATACTACGCAGACCGCAACAGCGTCTACAGCGGCGGCAAGCGTACACCAACGAGACGCTGGCAAAACTTCTACCAAGTCCCGCAGGATATGTCACTGATCGATAGCGATGTGCAAGGTGATTTTGTTTACATCCCATTTTCTGCGACTGGTTTTTCTTTGCGATCAGCCAATGCCATTGGCGATCTAGAAGTGGAAATCGCTGCCACTGGCGATATCATCGATTTGACCGATACCGCAATCGGCACCAATCGGTTAGTTATTGCTTCTCTATATCTGCAAGACGCAGGCAAGGATGCTGTTGACGCTGCAAGCGCACAGCTAATCAGCCGCTATATTGGCGGCATTGATGGCGCTACCGTTGACGACGACTCAGTGACTTGGACCATCAGTCCTATGGTGGACAAGTCAAAGCCACAGGTCCCAACGCGCAAGGTCGCATCTGATTTGATCGGGAGGTTTACAGGACGATGATCACACCAGTGCTGGCGATCAACATGCAAGTGCAGTGCAGCGATGGTTGCGTGCATGATGGAGTGAAGATGTATGTACGTGACGGTCAAAAGGTTTTTGTTGGCTGCGATGGTTGTGAGATCCCAGACGTGCAAGCCATTCAGCAAGCAACGGTAATAGTTTCGCCAATAATGCTGCTGGCAGCAATGCAACAATGCAAGGAGGCTCAATAATGACAAAGTTATCAGCGGCTAAGAAACGGCGGCGCTTAAGGAAATTACTGCTAGGACCATCTGCAGCAAAGACACCACCTAATCAGGCAACTGCAAATCGGGACCGTTCGCCTAGTAATCGCAAGACGCCTAACGCCGATTTGGGTGAACAGCAAAAGATCGCAACAGCTGGCGAGACGGTGCCGATTTTGTTTGGCAAACGTGTCAGCAATAAAGGCGGCGTTTGGATTCAACCTTCACTGGTCAAGGCCGGATCTTATTTCTTTAAGGGCAGCTTTTTGTTTCCGATCAGTCAAGGCGAGATCGTAAGCAGCCCAGTTAAACACCGCGTATGGATAGGTCTTCGCAATATGGCTTTTTTGACTGATCAGACGATCACGATCAGCAATATTTACAATAGCGCTGCAACGCTTGCGGGCTCGCCTGGCACCTGCCCAGTGCTTGGTGCTGGCATGTACTGCGGAAGTGAAACATATTCATATTTAACAGAGGTATTTTCAACATCTGGCACGCAAACAGCCAGAGAAGATTGGATCGGTACGAGCTACTACGGATTCCGAAGAGTCGCTAAAGGCACTGGAGACACAACAAATACCGCATTTCGAGCAACAGTTGAAATATTCGACAATGTAACAGGCGCTGATCTCACATCTGCTTATTGGGCTTATTTAGGATTGCCAACGACAACCCAAGTGCTCACCAATGCCGTTGTTACCTCAACAGGAATTATAACAGGCGGATACGGAATTGGTATTGTTCAAGATTATATTGACGGCACAAATATACCGGCCGGGACAGCTCTAGGATATATTGCACCGCCAGATCCAGTGCTTGCCGCAATTGGCTCATCTGGCAGCGTGACATGGAAGTATACGGCTACTACGATTGACAATCAAATCAATCCAAGTTTACCAGCGACAACCGGCACGCTAGACGGCGTTCAAGAAGAATTTGTGATTAGCAAATATGCAAACCCATCCAGCACACCAACCGCAGATAATTCATCTTATGCAGACATAACCTTCCTTAAGGTTGTGGGTGATATCTACGATCCACCGGAGGAGGGATCCTACCCAACTACTACGCGGCAACTGTCGATCTATTACGAGCAAGGAGTCAAGGTAAACCTGTATAGCGTAAACGCAAGTGGCAGCACGCAAGGCGCTAGCAATCAGTTGGTTGATCTTGCGATGTATCTCTTTACCATTCTCAAGCGCAATACAGCCGGCACAACACCTGATGTAGCAGCGCCAATCCTGACTAGCAATCTGCCGACCATCGCGAGCTTCTGCAATCAATACAGCCTGCACTTCAACGGCATCATCTCTGAATCGCTCAACGTCATCGAGCTGATCGGTGAAACTGCGCCATTCTTCTTGCTGTCGTTCTTGTCCACTGGAGGCCAGTATCGTTTTGCGCCAGTGTTGCCAATCAATGGCAGTCAGCAGATCAACCTTTCTGCGCTGACTGCAGCGGCGACCTTTACCGAAGAGGAGATCTTACCTGGCTCGTTTGGCAAAACCTACATCTCAGCGGCTGATAAAACTGACGTAAATTGCGTGCTGCTGTATCGCGAGAATGATCCTGATGCGATTGGCACACAACAGACCGTGCAGGTGCGTTATAGCGGTGTGACTCTTGACGCACCACCAGAGCAGTTTGATATGACTGATTTCTGCTCAAACCGTGATCATGCCATTATCTACGCAAAGCACTACCTAGCACGGCGCAAATACACAGCGCATATCATCGACTTTGAAACGACGCTGGACACAACTGGATTGATTCCAACCGACATCATCAAGATCGAGCGGCAACGGATCAGCAGTGCTGGCGACAACCGCACAGAGACTGACTACTATCAGATCACATCCATCGATCACAACACCGACGGCACCACCAGCATCGAAGCTTCCCAATTCCCGGTCAACGGCAGCATGGTTCCTATCATTAGCAATGAAGTGGTGAACGGGAGCTTTACGGTGATCTGATGGCAACGTTTCCCTCGCTAGCACCGCGCACAAGATCGCTGACGCTGGGCGACATTCCGCAGCAGGTTTACACCGGCAGCAGTGGTGGCGATGTGCGGTTTAAGCAGGGCAGCAGCTACATCGCGCAGCAGCTAACGCTGGGCTATGAGTACCTGACCGAATCAGAAGCGCAAGAGCTGCTCGACCATTACGCCGGCCAGCAGGGCAGCCTGATCCCGTTTGATGTATCAGCCGCAGTGTGGGGCGGCTACACAACACCACCAGTCAGCAGCGTCAGCTATCAATGGCGATACACGGCGTCGCCTGATGTAGAGATTGCGTCGCCACGGCGTTACAACCTCAACATTGAACTTGAAACGGTGCCAATCTGATTATGACATTCCCCGCATTGGTGCCATCAGTTAGGACGTACACGCCAGGCGATGTGCCACAAGCGCGGCAGGTTGCATTGTCTGGCGCCGATACTGCGTATCGTCTAGGCAACCGCCGGGTGCAACAGCAACTCAGTCTTACGTTTAACAATATCTCCGAGGCAAGCTTGCTTGCCATACGCAGTCACTACATCAGCGTGGAAGGCAGCTATGGCATTTTTTATTTGCCGTCTGAGGTCTGGTCAGGCTATGCAACACCGCCGGTTCCACTGCTGAGTGATTACGCATGGCGCTACGCCGGAGCGCCAACGATCACGGATGGATCATGCGACTTGTGGAGCGTCGAGGTTGAGCTGGTCACCTACGCCATCAATTTCAGCGATCTGATTTTTGACGCTGGTGCAGCGGCTGCACTGCCAGCCAGAACCTATATCTTGGATGCAGGTGCCGCGTCTGCCACACCAGCACGCGACTACGCGATCAATCCAGGGGCATCAGCATGAGCATCACGCTATCGGCACTGCAAAAGCAACGGCGCGATTCTGCTGCCAACTGGACGTTTAACAATCCGACGCTACTGGCTGGTGAGCTGGGCTATGAGAGCGACACAGGCAAGTGGAAGGTAGGCGACGGCACCACAGCGTGGACCGCTCTGTCATATATCCCTGGATCACAGCTGAGCGCGTATCCGATTGTTAACGCAGATATCGCTGCAACAGCTGAGATCGCCGTCAGCAAGCTGGCCGATGGCACAGCCCGTCAATTGTTGCAAACCGATGCGGCTGGCACCGGCGTTGAGTGGACAAGCAATATCGACGTTCCTGGCACGTTGGACGTGACCGGGGCGGTGACGTTTGACGGCAACCTGACTGTGCAGGGCGACCTCACGGTTAATGGGACCGAGGTCATCATCAACACTCAAACGCTTGAGGTTGAGGATAAAAACGTCATCATCGGCAAGGTTGCTACGCCAACCGATGTAACCGCCGATGGCGGTGGCATCACGCTCAAGGGCACTACTGACAAGACAATCACATGGCTTGACGCTACTGATGCGTGGACGTTGAGCGAGCACGTCAGCATTGCTAGCGCCAAAGAGTATCGCATTGCCGGCACCAAGGTGCTCGATGCCACTTCACTGGGCAGTGCAGTTGTTAGCAGCAGCCTGACCAGCGTTGGCACCATCGGCACTGGCGTGTGGAATGGCACCACCATTGACACCGGCTATGGCGGCACCGGGCAGACCAGCTACACCAATGGTCAGCTGCTGATCGGCAAGACCGATGGCACGCTGGCCAAGGCGACGATTACGCAGGGTTCAGGCGTCACAATTACAAACGGCGATGGCACGATCACCATTGCGGCAACTGGCAGTGGTGGCACCGTAACCAGCATTGACGTAAGCGGCGGCACTGGTCTCACTAGCAGCGGTGGCCCAATCACTGGTAGCGGCACAATCACTGTTGATCTGGACAATACGGCCGTCACGGCGGGCAGCTATACAAATGCCAGTATCACAGTCGATCAACAGGGTCGCCTAACTGCAGCAAGCAGCGGCACAGCAGGATTACCAGTCACAGGCGGGACCTTAACGGGCGATCTACTGCTCGAAAATCAATCTGACCTGCGGTTTGCTGATTCTGATAGCAGCAACTGGGTCGCGTTCCAGGCACCAGCCACGGTTTCAAGCAATGTGACTTGGACGCTGCCTAACGCTGATGGCACCAGCGGTCAAGCAATTAGCACGGACGGTTCAGGCACTCTTAGCTGGAGCGCATACGCCGGACTTGATACAGCGCAGACATGGACAAAAGGCCAGCGCGGCGAGATCACGGCTCTGACTGATGGAGCAACGATCACCGCCGACTTTGCCGACAGCAACAATTTCTCAGTGACACTCGGCGGTAACCGAACACTGGCAAACCCAAGTAACCTCACGGCAGGTCAATCGGGCTGCATTTGGATCACACAGGACGGCACCGGGTCACGGACATTGGCTTACGGCAGTCAGTGGGACTTCACTGGTGGAACCGCACCAACACTGACAACCACTGCCAGCGCTGTTGATTGTTTGGTGTATTCCGTGCAATCCAGCACCAAGATTACTGCAACCCTGATCACCAACCTGAGCTGATCGATGATTCCCGGAAGCGCTAATCCTCTCCTGCTGCGTAGTGCTGCTGCGGCCGGAGGATATTCTATTTCACGGTCACTCAGATTCAACAGTAGTGACAGTGCCTACTTGTCTCGTACCCCGGCATCGGCGGGCAACAGGAAGACGTGGACCTGGGCGGGGTGGGTGAAGCTATCAAATACTGCCAAAGAACAAGCATTGTTCTCTGC